ATTTGATAGAACAGACAACGCGTTGCGCACCGTACCAGGGGTTAGAGTACTATATGATTTCGGCTTGCCTATTGAAACGTTGTATTACGATGTGTATCGGAAGCGTTGGTATTTTTCATCGAATAAGAATTTATATGAAACAGATTTCAGCACTCACAAACTATTAGGGGTATTAAGTGGGGCGCAAAAGCCTATGTATCATGCATTCGGTGGTGATATTCTGATTGCTAGTGGCGGAAAGCTACAGGCAATTACAGGTGCAGGGCAACTCATTACAGTAGAAAGCCCTACATGTGAAATGGTATCCAGTCATTCCGGACGTGTGTTACTTTCATCGATTTATTCGCATCGGTTGAATTGGTCGGCGGTAGGTGATTATCAATCATGGACACACAATGGGAATGATGCATCTAGTGCGCAGTGGTTAGACGTCGGGTATAAAGACCAGGGCAGTATTATTGCCGTTGATTTCCTAACGCGTGCAATTATCGTATATAAGGAATACGGGCGCGTGTATCAAGTAGTGGGGACACCGGACGAAAACAACTTAACTGTTTACCAGCTATCATCTACTGGGTATTGTAGCGGTTCAACTTGTAATATCGACGATAGATCATATTATCTAGGCGAGCAAGGGTTTATGTCATTCATGCCTACTAATACGTATGCAGAAATACAACCTTTTGAAACTGGGCTTAATATCAATTCCTATTTGCTTAAATACATCACTAAAGATTGTGAAATGTGGCATGTACCTAGCCGTAAACAATTGTGGATAAAGCCCTACAATGGGGATAGCTTATTCATCTATCATTACTTGCCCCGATACAATGACGGTCGCGGTGTATTCACATCTAGGAAATTCACGTATAGCATCAATTCCGTTGTAAGCGTTGATAAAGATGTATATGTAGCCTATGGCAATAAGATAGGTATTCTTGATGAAAGCATAGACACAGATGACGGCGTACAAATTGAAACCTCTATTATTAGTGGCAACCGATTGGCTACACGTCAATTCATCTTGATTATGAACTACAATTTCGTAACACATAATATTATTAATGGATACGGCACAGTTGGCATTTCCAATAAGAAGGCTAAGCCTATTAATTTTGCTAGTAAGGCTACTAAAACATATTATGCAACGATGAAAACTATAAATGCTACAAGCAAGATGAACACTAACGAATACACCAAAGCGTATAAGATTGGTGGCGGTGCTAATCGTAATGTGCAGTTTAAAATACATGTTCAAAAAGGGGCTATATCCCTAAGGCAGTTAGATTATACATACGAGGAAGTATAAAATGGCATATAAAGAAAAACACCCTTTGGATATTACACCCCAAGGGGATACGGTGCAGGATAGCATTAAGAAAAACCGGGCTGAAATATTAGAAGTCGCTAAAGCCGTAGAATTAAAGGCTAGCGGTGGCGGTAATACAGGCGGTGGCGTGCTACGGAATAGGGTGCTAAATGGTAAGGTTGGTAATAGTGAATGGGCGTTTTTGATTGGCGATAACCTAAGTGTAATGATTGACGGCAGTCAAACACCTGTATTATTATCATTCGCCAGCGGGTACGATGATAACGGAAGTGTAGACTATGTAAGTACGATTACAAATAAAACGAGTGCATGGAATTTACCAACACGATCTACATCGTATTTATATATCGAACGTTCCGCATCGGGCGCGTTAAGTTATGGCAGTACTACTATTGAACCAGTGCGCCAAGCAAGTGCGCCGAAGGCTGAAATGGATAAAATGCACTATAACACGGTAGCCGATAAGATGTACCTATATAACGGCGTACAATGGAAGTCAGTGCTTCGCATTGTAGTCGCTATTGTAGTAACAGATAGTACATCGATTAAAAGTATCAAATACTACCGCCCAGGGTTTAGCGGTGATGTAATGGCTGACCGTTCTATTACTGGCAATAAAATCGGCATTGGCGAAGTGAAAAGCGATAATATCGGTAATGAACAGATTACTAGCGCGCATTTAGCTAAAAGCATTAATGATATGTTTGATGCGGTTCGAAAAGATATAGATGCGTTAAAGCCTAAAATCAATGAGGTATTAACAAAGGCATATCCGATAGGGGCTATCTATTGCAGTACCGTTTCAACGAACCCTAACAAACTGTTTGGGTTTGGTACATGGGAATATATTGAGCAAGGCCGTGTTTTATTATCTCAAGGTGATAAGTATAACGCGGGTACTACTGGCGGTGCTGAAACACATACATTAACAGTGCAAGAAATGCCTAGCCATAAACATGGTGGGGCTACTGGTGATGGTGGCGCACATACGCATACAGGAACGGCAAGTGAAGCGGGCGAACATACCCATTCCGCGGATATTAAGCCCTACGGGCGTGATGGACAAAAAAACAGGAGACTATATAATGCCGATAGTACTATAAGTGGCGGTATTGGAAGTGAAATTGGCGCAAAAGTAGATATACAACCAGGTGGAGCACATTCTCATGAAGTAGTAATTAATAGTAGCGGGGCACATTCACACGATATCAATGCTGATGGCGGCGGACAAGCACATAGTATTATGCAGCCTTATTTATCGGTGTATATGTGGAAGCGGGTATCATAATGAAGCTAGATAACCTAGAAACAATGATAAAGGACTATGAACGTAGAACAGGGGAACGAGTAGATCTAAGCGGTTTTTATTTCGATGAAAATAATAACTACAAAGATAAGTACAATTATTACTTTAAATTCTTCCCAGGTGCAGGGTTCCTATTTTGGACGATTAATGAGTTTAACGGGGATAAGTATTTTACGATATGGCAGACATACGGTGATATGAAGGTAATCGGAAAATACATTGTTGATGTGATGAAGTTAAACGATTTAGACATTATCGTTACGGTTACGCATCGCAGCGTTAAAGGGTTCATTAAGAAGTGGAAAATGGAACGCGTTCCAACTATGGACTATGTATATAATGGGTTCAATTATAAAGTGCTAAAGACTGTTAGAAAACACCTTGAAGCAACTTTGTAGAAAGGAAAAGCATGTTTATATTTGACTTGCAATTATTTGGCGGTGGCGGCAAAAAATCAAAGGTAAGTAGCATTGATGCAAAACTACCGACGGCCAGCGCGGAAGAAAAAGAATTGCTAAAAGGGCAAATTGGTTGGATAAACGGAACTAACCAAAGCGCCAATACGTTGCAAGGCATGGGTGATGCAGCACTAAGCAATGTGATTACACCGGCATATAAAGATATGTTCAATCAGTATCTAGGGACTAATCAAAATAATCAAAATGCGATTGGTGCGTTACAAAATCAGATTTCAAGTGCTGGTGCGCAGAACCTAACCGACAACACAAAATACGCTAATCAGTTAGCGGCAAGCGTTGATAATATGAACAATACGGCAAGTCAATTAGCTAATGAGTATAGCGGAGCATTATTGCAAAATCAAAATGCTATGAACGCTATTACATCGGGCCAATTGCCTACTGCATACCAAGAAGCACGCCAAAAGGCACTGAACAATGATTTAGAAAGCACATTAGGTAGTGTAGTATCCGGACTTGCAAGCCGTGGTATTATCAATTCTTCACAAGCAGATACTGCTATTAACAATATCAGTAAAAATGCATCTAACACATTAGCAGCACAATACGCCCAAGACCTCAACCAAGCGGCAGGGCTTAACACCCAAGCACTTAATAATAATTTAAGCGGCATAGGCGCTAAAATGGGGCTATGGGGGAATACGTATAATAACCAACAAAATGGGATAGTCAACCAGGCTAATTTGATGAACCAAGGATATACTAATCAAATGAGCAACGCAGGAACGGCCGCCGGACTAGTTGGCCAACGCGAAGGGTTAGCACAAAACCCAATTAATACGGGCGCAACTACGCAAGAAGCGGCTATTCAACCTGCGAAAGATTACTATTCTATGGCACAACTTAATAATGCAGATCAGGAAGATTTATTAAACCGCTATATGACATTACGTTATGGGCTAGCTAGTCCTGCACAAACAACGGTAAGACAAGGTAGTGGTGGTTTCTTTGGAGGGTTTATGAAAGGTTTTTGCTTTGTAGCGGGTACAGAAATTGCAACACCGGAAGGTGGAAAAGCAATTGAAACATTTAAAGCGGGTGATGCCGTTATTTCACTTGATGCGGTAAACGATGTAATTGAAATGCATGATATGGGCGAGCATGAAACATATCTGTTATCTACTGAAGATTGCACAGTACCAACTACGGCAAGTGAAAAGGTATTAACTCCGGAAGGCTTGAAAGTAGTCGAAAGCCTCGTAATTGGTGAGCCAATTATGACCGTGCATGGATATCAACCTGTAACGCAATGCGAACCGACTGGGAAAATTGAACAGGTTTACGAATTGCAATGTACTGGTGATAATCTATTCTATGCCAACGGCATTATGGCAGAAGGTATCAATGAAGATGAACTGCAAGCCATTAAAGAAGATGCTGATAAAAAAGCAACTAAAAAAACAAGCACAAAAGGCAGTAAGAAAAACACTGAGAAAGTAGAGGAATAACACAATGGGAGTTATTTATTTACAAGACTTTGAACCATGGGCAGCTGTTGGCGAACTAGCCGGACAATATGCATCACATCGCCTAGGCGCGTTACAAAATAATAAAATGGCGAAAGGGTATCAAAGCATGTTAAATGGTGATGCTCAACAAGGGCAAGACCAGTTGCAAGTGATTGATAACCAAAATAGAAATACAATGCAGATGCAACCGACACAATTCAACTCCGCGCAATATGTAAATGATGCAATGCGGAACAATTCCGTAGGCGCTCAAATGGTGGCGCAACATAACGGGTTATGGGGACAACCTATACAACCTGGACAAGTGGCACAAACACCACAACCCGCAGCACCTGTACAAGCGAATACAGATGCGCCGGCGGTGGCAATGCAACCACAACAAAGTACCGGCTTATGGAACTTTCAAAATCTAAATAATACCGGTATTGGCGTACCTCAAACGTACCAAGACATGGTACAACAACGGGGTACTAATTTTTTTCACCAAGCGCCCAATTTGGTAAGCGATGGTAATACCGAAAAGGATAAAGCGCAAGGACAATACGCCATTCCGGATAAAGCAAGTCTAACCACAGAGGCCCGCAAACGATTGGGTGCTAACACACTAGCACTAGTCAAAGCGGGCTTTGACTTTAAAACCGCGCAAGGGCTTGCAAGCGAACAATATCAAAGCGATATCAATTCGATGTATGCGCAACAAGTCAACGAATATCAAGAAAAAGTTCTTGAACCTATGCGTCAACAAATCATGAATAATCTTGTATTTACGCAAGATAAAGACGGCAACCCGGTTGTAGATACATACAACACAAAACGGGTTAAAGGATTAGCGCCAGCCGTTGCAAGATATAATTATCTAGCAAGTAAAGTAGGTGCTGGCACTATTGATATGAATAACTTGAATTCCATTGCAGCGCTTGATAAACCGGACTATAAATTTAGTAGCGCACAAAACGGCCATATTGTACGGTACAACATGGGCGACGGCTCTATTCAAGATATGGGCGGTTATGGCAAGGTTGAAACTAAACAATTCGCTAACGGCCAAGTTATCGTAATGACACCGGACGGGCAAATGAAAAATATCGGCAACTTTGGCGCGAAGAATATCAAAGTATTGCCTGACGGTAAAACGTACATTGTTGGTACAGACGGCAGCATGAAATATGTAGGTACTCATATTAAACCGGCAACGGCTACACAAACAGGCACAAGCGGTTATAATGCGCAAGTATTAAGGACTTTATCCGCGCAGCATACTGCATGGGTAAAAGCTAACCCGGATAAGGCGGAAACAGAAAGTCCTTATTATGGGCAGTTACAAAGTGCGTTAAGCGGTGCGCCTACTGGTGGCGGTGGTGCTGGAGCGCCAACGGTTAAACGTCAACCGACATATTCAAGCGAAGAACAAGCAGCAGTATCCAAGCGAATGAACGAACTATCAGCGCAAGGCTGGAGCGATGATCAGATAGCGGCGGAACTTGATGCGGCCGGATACGGCAATTATAAATCGTGGTTAAAATCTTATTAATAAAAGGGGTAGACTATGGGTGCGTTTGATGATATTACAAGCCAATACGGCAAGGCAGCTGGAAACGGCAACGCCTTTGAAGATATAACAACCGAATACGGTGATGATGTAGGCAACGCGCCCAAGCCTACATTTTGGGACGGCGTTAAAAATAATGCCGAATATGTTGCTAATGGCGTTAAAAACAATATTGAATGGATTGATAAAACAGGCAAAGAAATTAATGATAATGTAATGAATACATTATCAAATTGGAAAGATGATGTAGTAAATAAAGCAAATAATCTAGGTAGGGAGTATTCACAAAGTGCTGCTAATGCCCTTGAAGCTAATGGAGATAATTTTTCAGCATTTGATGATAACGGAGATTTTATAGAAGGACATGAAACGCCGGGCCTAAACAAAGCAAGAGTAGAGGCATACAATGCCGGAGTTGGTAAGCCAGCGGGATACGTAGCCATTACGCCGCTTGTACCGCCACAAGTCAGAATGGTTGCGGGTATATTAGCTGCACCTACGGTTATCGGCAATGCAGTCGAAACGTACGATGCCAATGCAACGGCAGAAAACGAAGGAACGGCACCGGACGGGGTATTAGGGAATAAATATGTTGCTACGGCAAAAAATGTTTTAGTAGATCCTATTACGGAACCGGTTGGGCGTTTAGTTGATGATCCGGGCGAGTTCGCAAAAAATATTGTCATGAACCCTACTAATTTATGGGACGATGTGTTTTTACCGGTTGGCATGGTTAAAGGCGTAACACCTAAAAAGGTAACTGGCGCCATTGGCGAACGTGTAGGGCGTGTAACGGAGCATGTTAAAGAGAAAGCTGGCAATGCATTTGCAGATATTGGCGAAAAATTTAGTAAAGATGATGCGGTAGCAGAAATACAACCAATGCGCGAAGGCGTTCAATATAATGCGTTTGATGATGTAGCCATTCCGGAAGATACGGCCCCAACAGTTGAAGCAAAAGAATATTCCGCTGATGCACTTAACGGGCAACCGCTTGAAGGAGAAACAGGGAATATCCAAGCTGATATATATAACCGATACCGCCAACACGGGCTAAGCGACGTTGAAGCGGCAGGCATGACCGGTAATATTGGCGCTGAAAGTAGTTTCAGTACAACGGTAACCAGTGGCGATGGATACGGATCACGTGGGCTTATTCAATTTACTGGCGATAGACTAAACGGCGAAAAAGGCTTATTGAAGTTTGCTGCAGATAGAGGACTAGACCCATGGGACTGGCGGACACAAGTCGATTATAGCGTGTGGGAATTGCATAATACAGAAAGTGCAGCATTGCAAGCCATGAGAGAACACCCGGACGCAACACCTGCAGAAATGGCGAAGATTATCCGTGAAACCTATGAACGCCCGGACCCAGCCGTTGCCCGTGATAATGTTCGCGCTCAAATCGCAGAAGAAACATTTAACGGGAACTATGGTAAATATGAAAACGGGCCACGGGATACATCATTTAAAGATAGTAGCCTTGACCCGAACCGCGTTACACGTGATGAACCATTCAAAGATGAGTTTATCGAAAACGAAAAAACAATAAATGGGGAACAACCGCATACCGATTTGAATTCATTCGTTGAAACAGGCGATAAAAAAGCAGTTAAAAACGAAGATTTAGGTATAAACTATCAAGGCGAAGGAGAAACGGCCCGTACAGGCGAAATAAACGAACTTCCTACAGAAAACCGCATGAATACTGAATTTGTAGAGGGTGAAAAACCTAGAATTCAAGAAAAGGCGATTGAAAACGATGTAAACAGTCAATTTAGATACGAAGAAGATGCGCCAAACGTAAGTTTGAAAAATGCTATTGATGATTTGCCATTGAAAGCACGCGAAACAATCGTAAATGAATTGAAAGACGTTGTGAACCATGATGCATCTGAAACAAGATTTACGGAAATAGAAAATAAAGTTAATTCTAATACGGAAATTTTAAAAGACTTGAACCAAGCAACAAAGCCAAATATTCCGAAAACTGAACTTGATGCGGTGAAAGTTAAATTATCAGAAGCCTTAGATGTACCAGTTGAAACATTGAGCCATGAATACATGGAACGTGTTCGTACTGATCGCGCTGCCGAACTTATTGCAGATACGCAAGAACTAAAAACGTTAAAAGCAGAACCGGCAGAAGGCGGCGTAAGTGCATACGCGCAGCAACCTAGCCAATTACTTGAACATGCAACGCATGAACAAGTACACGAAGCCATTGTAAAAGCCTTTGACGGCAATGAAGCAATGGCAAATCGCTATTTGGAAAGTAAAGGCGTTAAACCTACAGAACCATTACAATATAGCGTAAGGGGCAAGGAAACGCCGCATACTGGCGTTGATGAAGTAGAGCGATTAGGGCGAAACGTAACACGTAAAGAAATCATAGATGCAGTTAATACCTTGTTTAATCAACGTATTAAAAGCGGCCGATTAGGTAAAAAAGGCGTTGGCGGCTGGTACAATACTTATACCGATGTCATTCGTAGCGGTAATTATGGCGATTTCCGCGTTATCATGCATGAGTTAGGGCATTATGTGGATAACTATTTTAAATTCAGTAATGAACCACGTTTTAACAACGAATTTAATCGCGTAGTTCAAGACCGTTTTGGGAAAGCGTACAACAAGTTAGGCATGGAAGGTATACGCGGCGAAGGATACGCAGAATTCTTTCACGATTACGTAAGCGATCGCGCCAAAGCTAAACGCGAATTCCCAGAATTTTATAAACATTTCACGGAAGCGATTGCAAAAGAACCGGAATTAAACGGTATTACCAATAAATTATCTCAACTGGTTCATGAATGGCACCGTCAAGGCGGGGCGGAACGTGTAAAGGGCAGTATTTCGTTTGAGAGTAAAGGGAAAGTGAGCCAAGCTATTGATGCGGTTAAACGCGGTGAAACGCGCGACTTTATCAAAAAAGCAATGAGCGATGTATACACTAAATTAATTGATGAATTGAACCCGTTGAAAGATTTAGTTGAGCAAGTCGAACGTGAAACGGGTGAAAAAATTTCGTTTGATGATAATCCGTATATGCAAGCGTGGCTGGCGCGTGGTTGGGCCGGTAAGGCGGAAACGTTAATTGAACACGGCGCGCCGGAATATAAAATTCCAGCGTTTAAAGATATTATTAAGGATATCGGAAAGAGAGAACATAAAGATTTTTCCGCGTATCTAGTGGCATTACACGATTTAGACCTACATAAGAACCAACAAAAAGCAACGTTTTCATACACGGAAGATGCTGCTGTATTAGGCAAGCACGCCGGAAATGAACGTTTTCAAAAGGCGGCCAAAGAAATCTATAAATATCAAGATTATCTATTGACGATGCTTGTTAAAGAGGGTATGTTAACGGCTAAAGCGTACCATACAATGCGTAAAATGTACCCGCATTACATTCCATTTTTCCGCGATATGTCAGATGTAGGCATGCAATCGTTCTTATCTGGTGGCAAGGGGTTTATTGATGTATCCAGTCCGGTTAAACGGTTAAAAGGCAGTACGCGCGATATTATAGATCCATTGGAAAGCATTATAAAAAATACATTCCAATTCTATAACGCAATAGAACGCAATCACGTTGGCCGCACATTTGCGAAATTAGCCGATAAAAAAGGCGTTGGGCAAATTGTGGAACGTGTAAAAGGTGATAAGGCGAAAACGGATAATACGTTCAATGTATGGGAGAACGGGCAAAAAGTAACGTACGAAACAACACCGGAACTTATCGAAACTATGCGCATGTTGGATAAAGAACAATCTAATATGATTATGAAGATTTTATCTTATCCGGCAAGCTGGCTACGTGCTGGTGCTACGTTATCGCCGGAATTTATCTTGCGTAACCCCGTTCGTGATATGATAGGCGCTGCGATTTACTCTAAACATGGTTTTATTCCTATTGTTGATACGTTCAAAGGTTTGGCTTTGTACTTAAAGAAAGGTCAAACATTCTGGGAATATAAGAAATCTGGTGCGGCACATGCTGCAATGGTATCGCTAGACCGCGACTATTTAGGCGGTCAATTACGCGATATTATGAAGCGTGAAAGCAAATTCACGAAGTTAATTAAAAACCCTATTGAAGCATTGCGCGCTATGAGTGAAGCAACAGAAATGGCAACACGATTGGCAGAATATGACAATGCACGAAAGGGTTATACGGGCGTTGGTAATCGCTTATTCGGTAAAGATAGAAATCCGTTATCAGCACGTGAAGCAGCATTAGAAAGCCGTGATATTACGTTAGATTTTAGCCGTAGAGGTACAAATACAAAGAAAGCTAACCAAGTAATAGCATTCTTTAATGCGACTATTCAAGGCGCCGACAAAATGGCCCGTGCGTTTAAAGAAGATCCGCGCGGTATGACGGTTAAAACTATGCTTTATATCACATTACCAAGCGTTATGTTATGGTACATGAATAAAGATGATGAGCGCTATCAAGAACTACCACAATGGGAAAAAGATACATTCTGGATTATTCCGGGTAAAGAAAACATGTATAGAATTCCTAAACCGTTTGAAGCCGGCGTTTTATTCGGTACGTCATTTGAGCGTATGCTACAGTACATGGACGATGAAAGAAACAATCGTAAGAGCGTAGGTTTTAAAGGATTTGGTGATCGCGTATTTGATAGCCTTGCACCAAGTTTTATGCCTACGGCTATGATCCCTATTATTGAAGCAACAACCAATTATTCACTATTTAGACAACGCAATATTATTCCGCAATCACAAGAAAACTTGCCAGCACGCCTACAGTACGGCGCGAACACTAGCGAGGTAGCAAAATTCGTAGGCGATAAAATAAACGTTTCACCGTATGTTGTAGACAATACAATAAGAGGGTACGGCGGCGGCCTTGCTGGGTTAGGATTAAGCGGAATTGATGCGGTATCTGGTGCAAAAGAAAACAATGCATCTAAAAAATGGTACGAAGCGCCGGGATTAAGAGGGTTTACGGCGGCACCTTATCAATCATCAAATAGCGTTCAACGTGTATATGACGATTATAAGGAACAAGAAAAACTACATAATGAGTTCAAATTAACAGGGCAACGGCCGGAAGGATACGATGCTAAAGAATTTGCAAAACTCAAAAATGCAAGTAATAGCCTTAAAAACTTAAATAAAGCATCTAAGGCTATTATTAATAATGAACGCATGAGCGGCGAACAAAAGAGGGAACAACTAGATAAAATTAATATGAGAAAAGCTAATATAGCGCGTAGCGTGTATGGCTTAGGTAAGGTTAAATGAGGGGTAAGTAATGGATCATTTCACTAGGTTTTTTGTTGAAGGTTGGAACTCTTTAACAGATAGTTTTTTATTAAAAGTTATACTAAGTGGCGCCGGTGCGGTGGGTATGTGGTTAATTCATATAAAACACGTTCAAATATTGGGCGTGTTTATTTTATTGGTATTCGTTGACTTATTCACTAAATGGGCGGCAATAGCTTATAGAATGTTGGTTGATGAATACAACTATAAGGCAGACGAAATTGCGGTTTGGGAAAAATACCGTGCAATACCGTTGGCGTTTGATAAGGGGTTAATTTCAAGCCGATACATGCGAAAAGGTTTTGTGTTTAAAGTGGCGACATACGTCGCCGCTACACTTGCCGCCGTTTTATTCGATGAAATGAGCGGTCAAAAGCAGTTCGCGGTATCGCTGGTATGGTTATATTTGGGTTCGTGTGAATTCTTATCCATTATGGAAAACCTACGCGACGGCGGAAATATGATGCTAGGTAAATTTTTAGATTTAGTTAAAACTAAAATTGAAAACAAAGTTAAATTATAGGGGGTACCATGAGGGGTATTGATGTAAGCGAAAATAACGGTGTAGTTGATTGGGGCGCGGTTAAGGCGAACGGGTTCGATTTTGCTATTATCCGCATTGGTTATGGCCGCGGTAATTTAGATAGTGAATTCTATAACAACGTAAACGGAGCAATAAACGCCGGTTTAGCTATTGGGGTATACCATTATTCCTACGCGATGAACGAAGATAATGCGGCAGACGAAGCAGAATTTGTATTGAATACATTGAACGATGCCGGCCTAACTGTTGACAAGTTGCCTATGGGCGTATGGTTCGATATGGAAGATGCGGACGATTACAAGGCAAATCGTGGCATGCCAACGGGCCAAGAATTAACAAATATTTGTAGCGTGTTCATTAATACATTGTGGCAAGCTGGATATGTTAATACTGGTTTGTACGCTAGTTATGATTGGTTAGTAAATGTATTAGATCTTAGTCAATTAGGTGGTTGCGCTATCTGGTGCGCACAACTTAATAACCAATGCGACTATGAAGGGGTCAATTTGTGGCAGTACACATTTAGCGAAAACATCGAGGGCAAGGAATTTGATGCCGATTTAGTGCTAAATTGGCCTATTTAATAGGGGGTAATTATGGATACTATCATTCAATTATTAAGGCGATATGCGCCCGTAATCACCGTGGCAGCACTTGTGCTGCTTGTGGTGGTAGTTGGCTTATTTCGTTACAAAATGGCTTATACAAAGAAATTGCAAGAACCTGTTATCCTCAATCAAACAGTAGCGAAAAACCCGCAGAAACTGGCGGATACGTTAAAAATCACGCCAAATGAAGCAACGGAAGTAATTGCGTATAAGGAAACCGCGCAGCCGGTAGCAACGTATTATACACAGGCGCCAACGCTACATGATGCGGCAGTAGTTACGAAAAATGCTATTAAGGATAAATCTCCGAATATTCCAAAGGAAGCTACAGAAAAAAGCGATAGAACCGCGGTAGTAGAAAATACAGATGAAAACAAAGTTGACGTGTACAAAATTAATCTAAACAAAGCGCATCGCATAATGGGCGGCGTTACTGTATTAGAAACAGGAAAGGTATACGAAACTATAGGGTATCAAGCGGGCGACTTTCAAGGTTTAGCGCATTTTGACGGTAAGCAGTTTAAAGGGGCCAGCGCACTTTATACATTCGCGAAATGGTAGGTGATCCGATTATCTCCGCACCGTACGGTTTACGGCATATCATATTTAATTAAGAGGTAAACGAAAATGAAAACATTTACATTTGAAGGCAAAACGCATATGTTCGCAGAAGAAGTAGAACCAAAGAAAGACGGTTTATACACCGCAACTTTAACAGACCATAACAATGTACGTTGTGAAATGTGGTTTGTAAATGGCGAATTAAAACGTCTTGTTGAATTAGATTAGTAATAAAGGGGTACCATAAACGGTACCCCTCTTTTTTATTTGACGACAAAAATACGTCAAAAATTTCATGTAAAGCTATATAATTTTGTGGTTAGAATTTTAAATTTACGTTATGTCCAATCAATTAAAAACTACGATGTGCGATATTATGGATAAAAATTATTAAATACGCTATAATAAAGTATTGTTAAATATACGCGTAAAACCCTATTGTTTAATGCGTTTTTATATAAAACGGCATAAAAACGGCAAAAACTATTATCCAAAAATATTTGCCACTTTATCAGCGGCATTTTTTCGCATTTCGTCCGTGTAGTGAATATAATTGTTTATTACCGTATCAACGGTATCGCCCAATAGACTGGCAACGGTTTTTATATCTACATTATTTGCCAAAAGCGTACATGCGTAAGTATGCCGAAATGAATGCATAGTTTTATTTTGAACGTATTGTTTTAATACTTGATTGGCTAGTGTAGATTTATTATTTTTAAAATCAAATAACCGTTCTTTGCTAGATGCTTTTTTAAAATTAGATAATATATCTGTTAAAACTGGCGGTATTGGAATAGTGCGAACGCCGTTTGTTGATTTTGTGTTGGCGTATCCGTATTTTCCGTTAATTAGCGCCGTCCATTGCTTATTAATTGTCATTGTTTGATTTACTAAATCAATATCAGACCAGTTTATGCCTATGATTTCGCCATAACGCGCCCCGGTATAACGTGCAACAGAAAATAGCACATAATACATATAATGTTTATCTTGCATGTTTTCTAATAATGATAATTCGCTTTCAGTAAAGACTGATAGTTTTTTATTATCCTTTTTCTTTAGGGTTTTAAGCCGCATGCAAGGGTTTGTATGGATAATGGCGTATGGTGATATGGCGTAATTGAATAACAATTTTAAAACGGCGGTGCATAGATTAATTGAACTGATTGAGTAGCTTGTATTATTAAATTCGCGCGTAATATCTAGCGTTGTTATTTCTGTTATTTTCTTATTTTTTAACGCATCAACTACATTTAATGCGTTTTTGTACGCGATTAAAGTATTGGCCGTTAAATTCAACTGTTCGTTTAAATATATATTGAAAAATTGCATTAAGGTTAAATCTTTTAGACTATCATCTATTGAAAAGGTGATAGTCTTTTTTAATTCATCAATGATCGTTTGTGCGTGAATTTTAGCAGCCTTTTGCGTTTCAAAACCCTGTTTAGATTTCTGGCGCCAGCGGTTGCCGTCCTTATATGAAACGATACATTGAAACCCTTTATCTTTCTTTCTTATTGTAATGTTGCATTGCATCGTCTAATCCCTCTATTGAATATTTGGCTATGTAATGCGCGGCAATAAATAAAGCTAATACTATAATCGCTAATATATATCTATGTTCTTGCCACGGCACAAGTCCTAAAGCCAAGCCAATAATTAAATAAAAAACACTTTGATAAAAAGCTACATTAATTGCATCTTTCTTTTTCATGTTGAACCCCTTTATTTAACAATAAATGCGCAAAAGTATTCGCATCTATTTCGAGTTTAGCGCGTGTGGTGCTATCTAAGCCGCCGTATAAATCGTATTCGCCATGAAGCAATGCATGCCCTAATTCATGCGCAAGTGCTTCGCGTTGCTGGCGCCTACTTAACCGGCTATTTATAATAATAGCCTTTTTAATCTCCGGTTTAATCAGTACACCGCTAACACCTACAGGCATACGTTTATAAAATACTTTAATGTTTAACTTGCTTGCAATGTTGCGCGGTTCATTTGAGCCGTGCGACTTAATTAAATCTAAGACAAAAGAACACATATTGAACATGCTAACAATTCCCCTTGAATATTATTAATCTTCTAATACAGCTTTCAACACCTTTGATAATTTCGCTTTTTGCGAAGTAGTTAGTTTACGATCACCATAATAACAAATTAAAGTGCTATCACTTATTTGTTTTAAATCAACTTTTCGTTCAGTAGATTTAATTGCAGGCGTTCCCTCTACGCCTTCCGTAAAATAAGAGGTCGGCACATTGAAATACTCAGCTAAAATCTTAACAGTTTTTAAACTAGGCGTTGAGTTTTGAGTTTTCCAACGTGAAATAGTACTTTGTGCAATGCCTGTATCTTTTGAAACTTGATACATTGAAACGCCTGTTTTTTGCATGGCATCACTGAACCTTTGGTAAAACATGTTTAACCTCCGCAAATTATAAACGATTATTTATGATAATTTACGAAAAGTTTACTAGACTACTTGCGGAAACGCAACTATAATAAAGCCATAAGGTAGTTGCGGAAGCGCAAGCAATCTTATAAACAATCGTGTTATAGCAGGTATGAAAGGTGAAATATTTATTACTTGCTATAACGCAAGTATACCATTTTAGAAAGCGAGGTGTAAACCATAAAAACAACAGTAAAAAACATTTTCCGATTAATGGATAAAAAAGGCGTAACGGCCTATAAGCTATCTAAAGAAACGGGAATAAGTGAAAGCGTTATTTCACGCTGGAAAAGTGGCGAACAATCGCCTAGTGTTAGCAGCTTGGTAAAGGTAGCACACTACTTCCAATGCGGGTTATCTGAATTGATGAAAGGAGAAATTAAGTGAAGCTGACGTATACCGTTGACGAAGTAGCCGATGTGTTAGGCATTTCTAAATCATCGGTGTACAACTTAAGAAATAACGGCGTGATACACGCAATCGAAAAATTACCAGGGTTATTGTTTTCAGTGCAAGAAATTCAAAATGTGGCGGGTATAGAAAACGAATTCAATGCGTATAACTACCGCAAATTATTGAAACGATGCGAAGAACTTGAAACAGAAAACACAAAATTAAAACAAGGTATAAAAAAAATCACCAGCCAAATGCTGATGATCACGGGAGAAATGTAATGCGATTACTCACGATTATTAAAATTATCGGTGCGGTATTCCTAGCTGGTACGCCTGGAAGTTTAGAACTAGACCGCATCACAATGTACGAAGCATGCTTGCAAATCACTATTGGGATATTGTTATTATGCGGCGGAATATACATTGATGAAATTAAAAGAAATGCCCAACAGTAGCGGCAACTACAATTGGGCAACGATGCAAACCATGAGAAAGCATCTTAACCACATCATACAACGATGTAGTTGAGGTGGCAAGGAGAAAATATGGATAAAAAAAGAGTTATAGACCTGCTAGAACGGTTTGAAAAAATTGAGGAAGAGAAAAGCAATAAATACCCTGGTATTTATATGGTTTTAGAAATAACGGCTAATTCGTATGGCACTTTTGAACATTACATTTATGTTAGAGATACAGCTGCTAAAAAATCGTTCGTATGCTCTATAAAAGGGTATTCATCTAATATGGCAGCTGACGAAGTAGAAACATACGATGATGTATTAAACGTATTACGGGGGTTGCAAAATGGCTAGTATTTACGAACTTAATAAAGATTATGCGGAACTATCCGCAATGCTTGAAGTGGCAGAAACGGAAGAAGAAATTCAAGTAATTCAAGATACATTAGAAATGATTAATGTATCTATTGAAGAAAAACTAGAAAACACAGGTAAATTTATTAAAAATACGGAAAGCGATATTGCTGGTATTAAGGCGGAAATCGACCGTTTAACTGCAATGAAGAAAACAAAAGAAAACTTTGTTGAACGGCTAAAAAATAACGTCGAATTCGCACTAAAAGAAAAAGGCCTTGAAACGCTAACAGTTGGTACCTTTAAAGCTGGTTATAGAAAATCTGAAAGCGTGGAAATCATAAATCTTGATTTAATTCCAGCAGATTTTACAAAAGTTGAAATTAAAGCCGATAAAACTGCCATTAAAAAGGCCATTAAATCTGGCGAAGTGGTGGACGGTGCGGAAATTAAAGTAAACCAAAATTTCTATATTAAATAGGCAAGGTGAAACATGGAATTTAGAACGTTAAAAGCAAACGAAATAGATTGCCGTATCCAATCATTAAATGAAAAGAACGGCAGCGTAGGCGCGGTGGTACTACTATATAAAGATGCCCGCGTTGATATGCGCCTACTTGATGAAGTTGTAGGTGCAATGAATTGGAAACGTGAACATGCGATCATCGGCGATAGATTATATTGCACGGTTTCAATTTATAACGAACAGACCGGCGAATGGGTAGGCAAAAGCGATGTAGGAACAGAAAGCAACACCGAAAAGGAAAAAGGCCAAGCATCTGACAGTTTCAAGCGTGCGTGCTTTAACTGGGGTATTGGTAGGGAGTTATATTCCGCTCCGTTTACCTATATTAATTTGCAAAATGGCGAATGGAAACCGGGGAAAGACGGAAAGCCTAAGTCATACGCAAAATTTACAGTTAAAGAAATCGACTATGACGAAAATCGAAATATCAACAAATTAATCATAGTTGATAGTAAAGGTAGCGTGCGCTATACAATGGGCGGAAGCGCGGCACCTGTTCAAGCAACAAAACCAAAAGAAAAGTACGTTGCCGGATACGATGAATTTCTAAAAATACAAAAAGAAAAAAATGTACCGCCTGCTGAGATTACGAAATATGTTGCAGCTGAATTCAAAAAGCCGCGTGTTTGCATGTTAGATGAATTTGAAATGGTGGCGGCGTTAAAGTGGATAAAAAACTACGGTCAAGACAATGTAAAAAAAGGTTTTACGCTATACGATAATGCAGACCAAGAACTTGAACATGAAGATGCCGGGGACCGCGTTTAATGAAGTGGATAACGAAGGGAATTAATTTAATAAAGTCGATTGGCTGGAATATATTAATTCCCGCGCCGATTGATGAAGCGTTAAAAAAGTTAGACCCGGACATTGAATACATAGTTGAAATTAAACGTAAAATAAAGCGCCGTTCATTAAATGCCAACGCTTATGCGTGGGTATTGTGCGATAAGATAGCCCGTGAATTATCCAAACATGCCTATATCTCAAAAAATGACGTCTACAAGCGAGTTTTGATTGAATGTGGTAGGTTTACCTATCTACCAATTCAAAACGATGCCACAGAGCGTTTTATTGAGATTTGGGAAGGGCATGGGTTAGGGTGGCACGCTGAAAATGCGGGGCCTGCTAAAACAGAAGGTTATACAATCATTCGTGCATATCACGGCTCATCAGTATATAACCAACAAGAAATGGCAAGGTTAATTGATGCACTTGTTGATGAGTGCAGTCAACTAGGTATTCCTTTAGAAAATGATGAGTACATCAATTCATTAGTACAGGAATGGGGCGAACATGAACAAAAGGAAAAAGCTGGATAACGTATTATACGCTCGTACTAGAAAATGGGCGTACGAGCGAGATAACGGCCAATGCGTACTATGCGGTGCGCCTGCATCGGAAGTACATCACATTGTATTTAGATCGCAACTGGGGTTATCGAATTTAAACAATTTAGCATGCTTATGCCGAGATTGCCATAATAAGGCACACGGCGTAGATGCAAAAGAAATACGGGAGATATTACAAGAAAGGAACGCAAAAATTAAATGGCAGAACGGCGAATGATGTCAAAATCAATTATCAAATCTGATACATTCCTAGACATGCCAGCAACTACACAGAATTTATACTTCCATATGCTACTTGATGCGGACGATGATGGCTTCATCAACGCGCCAAAGTCAATTATGCGAATGATTGGCGCAAAAGAAGATGACATGAAAGTGTTAGTTGCAAAACAATTTGTAATACCGTTCGAAAGTGGTGTTGTAGTAATAAAAGATTGGAAAATACATAACTACATTCAGAACGATAGATACAAGCCAAGTACCTTGCCGGAACGTAATTTACTTAATATCCAAAAGGATAAAACATACACGTTAAAAGGTGATGTATCCAAAATGGATACAGAATGTATACAAACTGTATCCATAGGTAAGGATAGGTTAGGTAAGGATAGGTTAGGTAAGGATAGGTTAGGTAAGGATAGGTTAGAAATATATTGTCATGTTTCACATGACGATGAAGCACAAAAACCACACGTTGAAATTATCGAGTATCTAAATCTCAAGACTGGTTCTAAATTTAAACCTTCAACGAAACCATATGTACAAGCAATACAGGCAAGACTAAAAGAAGGGTATTCGGTTGATGATTTTAAAACAGTGATCAATAAGAAATGCGCAGAATGGATAGGGACAAAAATGGAAAAGTATCTGACGCCTAAAACATTATTTGCACCAAGTCATTTTGACCAATATTTGAACGCTAACGTAAAGCCGGAAATGAATGATACTGAACGGCGTGTTGTTGAAATTAATGCGTTGATTGATGCAGCTGAAAGGGGAATATATGAAAGCGGAAATATTGAGGGCGATTGCACCGCTAGGGGCGATATATCCAAGTTTTGATAACACGAAACTTCAAATATATGCATCACTATTGGAAGATATCCACCCGGTAACGTTAGAGGAAGCGGTAAAGCTGGTAATCAAAACTCATGAATTCGCGCCTAGTATTGCAACAATACGGAATAAGGCACGAGATATATCGCGGTATGTGAATTGCAAAGACGATATGATGCCAGCACAAAGCGCATGGGCAATCGTGAGAAAGCGAGCCAGTAGCCCTGGATATGAAAGAGGGCTTGAAGGACTTGACGGCGTGATGCTAGAAGCGGCCAAAACTGTATGGGAATGCTTCAACCCGCACAATAAAGACTTTAACGAAAGCGCAGCTATGAGCCAATTTGTCAAAGCCTATGAACGAATAGAAGCGCGGGAGCAGAAACGCCAAGAGGTGGCGGAAGCAGTGCAACGGAAAGGCGTATTGCTAGAAGCTAGAAAACGGGCTGAAATTAATAGTAAAAAGCCGGTAAAGATGCTTGATAATGGGCATTTAGTAGAAACGGATAGTTTAACGGATACCATAAAACAGGCGAATATACCGGAAGAAGGGAAACAAAAGATACTGGGGTTGATGAAATGACTAGGGGAATTAAACGAAAAACAAAATATAAAGTGTATCCCATGTTAATTGCATGCAGATGTGATGCGGGGCTAACACAAGAGGAATTGGGAGACTCGATTGGCGTAGGTTCGGAAACGTACAAACGCCATGAAAGAGGTGAAACGCCATTTACAATTTACGAAATGTTCGAAATTCAAAAGATGCTCAATGAGCGATTAGGCAAATATTATACGCTTGATGAATTATTCGAAATGGAAAGGTTATAATCATGAATTCTGTACAAATTTTAGGCAATCTTGCACGCGATCCGGAAGTGCGCTATACGAAAACAGGAAAAGCAGTTGCATCATTTACAATTGCGGCTACGAATACCTATACCGATAGTGAAGGCGTAGCAAAAGAACAAACGGCATTTATCAATTGCGTAGCATGGGGAAAAGTTGGTGAGCAAGTCGGTAATTACAAAAAAGGCAATCGCCTGTTTGTAGAAGGTCGAATTCAAACGCGAAGCTATGAAACGCAAGATAATCAAAAACGCTATGTTACGGAAGTTGTAGCGGGGTTCGTTGGCGTATCACTACTAAATGAAAGTAATGAGCCAAGCAACTTTGATAATTTCGATGCAACTGACCCGAACGAAAATATTCCGTTTTAAGAGGTGATAAGAATGGTTGAACTGACAATTGTTATGAATTGCGGAACAGCAACATATAAAACTGAAACTTTTGAAGATAAAAAAGAATTTGAACGCGCTATACGAAATGTGCAAATAGGCAACGAAACAGTGATTACTTTTACTGATAAACTAAAAAGATTTATTTCCGTATCGCCTGCAAATTGCATTATTGAATGTGAAGAAATAGATGGTTAGATGAATTATGAAAGTACCATGTAAGGGATGTACATTCCGAGAAATAGCATGTCATGTTAAATGCCCTATGTATCGGATGTACAAACGAGAGAAAGAAAAAGAAATGAAATGCAACGCTAAACGTGGCGATGTATCAGATTACGTAAGGGGTAACGTAATCAAAATTAGATATAAGATGAGAAAAGCCAAGTATGGCTGTACAGTAAATGATTGAGGTGAACAGAAAAGGAGATGCACATATGGGGATTATTTGATGATGGCAATGGGTGCTATCGTCAAGCCGTAGATGAATATAACGTGAATATGGGGGGGGGGAGCACACAATAACATCAATAGGAATTGGTGATGCGTGTATTAATCAAGATTTAGCAATCAACACGTTACACAATCCAAAGGCACTATGGGAACAGTTGGATAAATTGGATAGACCTGATGTTATTCTAGCTAGTCCACCATGTGAAAGTTGGAGTGTTGCAAGTGCAATGAAAGGCGGTAATGCGTGTTGGAAACAAGAAAAGGATATGACTATCAACCTGTTTGGCGAGTACGAACAAGGAAGTAAATTCACAATCAGAAACCATATTGATTATGAAAACTACCAATTCAAATACGATAAGTCATTCCTAACACGCATCAATGGTGAGATGTGTATTTACAACACATTGAAAATCATTGAGCGTTATCAGCCTAAAGTGTTTGTTATTGAAAACCCAGCATATGGGCGGATATGGGAATACATAGAAAATGTAATAGGGTTTAACATTCAATATGAAAACCTAACCTATTACAACAACTATGATTATCCAATCAAGAAACCTACAAAGTTTGGTAGCAATATCGATTTGAAATTATTAAAAGATAATATCAGAAACACAATTGAGTTTAAAAGTATGAATGTTAAAGGTATCAATCGATACAATGCTAGATCACATATTCCGTTGATGCTAGTACAAGATATTTTGAAACGATGTGAACAATATATAGAGAGGTAAATATGTACAAATTACAAGAAAAAGCAATCAATGCAGCAAGAACAGTATTATTTAATGAATTTGGTTATAACGCTAATGAATTAGCACTTATGGATATGTATGTAGTGTGGTTTTGTAAAACATTACAAAATTGGAAAGCGTTGGTAAGCGGTGTACATATCAAAGAATATATCGAAGTTACATATAACGGGGATAAGCAAGAAACATATATTGATGTATACAATAAAGCTTTTAATACATGCATGAAAGATGATGCTGAACCAGTTGAGGGGTGATGCGGTGTATGGTTGAAATCGTATTTAGAGGTAGACCTATAACCAAGAAAAACCACGGGCAGTTAGTGAAACGAAACGGCAAAATGTGCATGATACCTTCGAAAGCATACCGGGAATATGAAGAAAGCTGCTTATGGCAAATTGCAGGAAAGAAAATAAATGTTCCTGGTGTAGTAGTGGTTGAATGTGTGTATTACATGCCCGATAAGAAATCGTTCCCAGATTTAATTGGGTTACTGCAAGCCACAAGCGACATACTAACAAAAGCCCGTGTAATTGATGATGACAAGTGGATATGCTCTTATGGTGCTAGCCGTATAGCTGGTTACGATAAGGCGAACCCTAGGGCGGAAATCACCATAACAAATGGGCATAGTGAAGCGTTGAACGCATTAAAGAAATAGGAGAAGAAACAAATGGCAAATACATCGACGGTAGGGATACCGTTCAATTGTAAGAACTGGCTAGCATTAGCAGCTACTGTATATGGGAATGTAAGCGCAGATGAAGCATTAAGTTATTGCGGGTTGAAAACTAGACGCGACCAAACTGCATGGCGCGAGAAACATAAACACGAAGTACGCAAGATGTATGGCGAAGGACTGACATTATCAAAAATTGCGGATATATTATGCACGAGCAGGCATAATGTAAAAAAAGTGCTGGTTGATGCAGGCTTATATATTTAACAGTAGCGGCAACTACTTATTTGAATTTAGAAAATAACGAGGTAAATCATGAGAAAACATCTTTTAACAGTAGCAGTATTAACAATGGTTAGTGGGTTGGCATGTGCAAATGGAATTGTAACAGGCCCGGTAGAGCCGAACACACAAGCGCCAACGGTTAGCGGTTATAATTCGGCAGCATTAGGCGTGAATACAAATGTTACCGGTACAAATTCTATTGTGTTGGGCCGTGATAATACAGTAACGGGCAACGATACAACTATTATTGGCGGTGGTAATGGGGTAGTTGGTGCGGATCAATCTAGCATTATCGGATACAATAATTACATGGGCGCTCACAAGGAACAAACCATTATAGGCGCTAACAATACAACAGATAACCAGGGCGCGGTAATTGTCGGTACTCATTCAGTGGTGCGCGGAATTGATGCGGCCGTGTTAGGAAACAACGCGAGCGCTCCGGTACAGAATTCTGTAGCTATTGGGACCAATAGCCAAACAGAGGAAGCGGTAGGCGTAAAGCAAGTAATGCTAAACGGTAGAACGCATGTGTTCGCCGGTGAAGCACCAAATAGTAGCGTTTCATTCGGTGCTAAGAAAAGCAATACATATAGCGCGCTAGATAATTACACAAGACAATTACATAACGTCAGCGCTGGGCGCGTTGATGCAAGTAGTTTAGATGCCGTTAATGGCTCGCAACTGTTTGCAGCATATAACGAAATTGATGCGAACGGTGAAAAAATCAACCAACTAGATAACCGAGTAACGCAAAATACTCAAAATCTTCAAAATTTAGCCGTTAAGGTGGATACAGATTATTCAACGATAAATAACACTATCAATCAAACAAACGCGCGTGTGAGCGAAAATAGCACGGCCATTTTAGAAAATAAAGACGCTATCAACCAAGATAAAATGGTGTTAGACAATCATGAATTAAGAATTGCGGACCTAGAACGCGGCATGCAGGGACAAGTATCCATGCTGAAAAGCGATATTGCAAAAGTAGGCGCTGCAAATGCTGCATTGGCTGGCTTGCACCCGCTAGAATTTAGTGCTGATGATAAGGCATCTTATAGCGTGGCATTTGGACATGTTAGAAATGCCAATGCGGTAGCAGTCGGAGCATACTATAGACCGAACGAAAAAACAATGATTGGCATCGCCTATACATTCGGCGCGGAACAAGCATTTAATATCTCCGCATCATTTAAAATTGGTAAATCAAGCGAATATGTACCAGTTTCTAAAGGTGAAATTACAGAGATGCGCGCGGAACTAGAAGCGTTAAAAGCATTAGTGCGTGTGCAAGGTTAGTTGTTAATGTTAAAGGGGCTTTTACAGCCCCTTTGATATAATAGTAACAGGGAAGGGGTTTTGTAAGATGCCTATTATTGATCCGATGTATTTGTACGCAATCGAAATATTGCATAATATTGATGTACTCAATCAAGGTTTGTTTTTTACTTTGTCTATATTGCTTGTGTGCTTTATCGGAATATGCCTTTTTGAAAAAGAGGTACAACAAGAAACGCTTAAGCATAAGCGCTTAATTATATGTGTATGCAGCATATGGGTAGTATCGTTAATGGTGGCGGTGCTGGTTCCTACTAAGGACGCAATGTATAAAATGCTCATTGCCCATTATGTAACCACGGATAACCTACAAGCGGTTAATGAATTGGTAAAAGGGAATATCCAAGATTACTTGAATATGTTAGAAAACACAATTCGCAACTTGCGATAAGGGGGATATATGACCGATAAGGAGTACAGGGAAGTAGGGAAATCGTACCTGGAACCAATCAAGAGCGTATCCATACGAATTAATTCGCTAAAAGAGGACCTAAACAACACAATGAATGATATTGTTAGTATAGGGGCAATTGATTATTCAAAGGAACGCCTAAGCGGTGGCGGAACACCTACAGGAATAGAGCGATGTATAATCAGATTAGAAAACAAACGCGAGGCCGTACAGGCGGAAATACGGCAATTAATTGAAGAACGCGAAAACGCATATGATGTAATTAAGCATTGCACACAAGGGCAAGAGCAGATATTATTACTACGTGAATACATCGACGGGAAAGATGCGAAATATGCGAAATCGTTTATTGATCGTGGTAAGAGCCAAGCTAATGACATGAAAACCGCTGCATTGATTAAGGTAGGCGCATTTATTCAAGACGGGATATTATTAATCGGTTTAAATCGGCAACAATCGGAATAAATCGGAACACGTCGGAAAGCGCGTATATAGTATAATATAAGGTGTAAAGTGCTAGTTGAGCATTTGCATTTTCTCCTTTTGCATGCAGGTTAGTAGTTGCGGGGTACACAACGCCCCGCAATTGCATACTGTAAACAAATACCGATATAGTGAAAACCTTCATACTATATATAATTTTGCCGTTGTTAAATTTCATTTGTTTTTTCGTGTTGAATACTTGTATCGTTTCAAAAGTTTCATAAGAGTACATGAGAACTATCGGTATTTGTTTAGAATATGTAATTGCATGTTCTAAACTGGATCTATATATGTTTCCAATAAGAAACCGAGTACACTGGTTAGTGATAATTAGCGAGTGCTAGCCGTGATTACAATTCATATATTCGTGTTGGCATTAGCCAACTATATAGATTTGGTTTAGAGTATGCAATAAACCCGCATAAAACAAAAATAAAATGGGGTATATCCACGGCGATATATCCCATTTTTTGTATAAAATCAACATTTGATTATTGAAAACTGAACGCGGTGCATCTGTTTTGTATTAATTACGGAACGTTTGCCCCGTGTTTGGTTTTGAGTAATTAAAAAAGCCACCATTTAAGGTGGCTTGTATTATTTAGTGGCTAATAGCTTGCGTATTCTGTTATTTTGCTCGGTGGTATATGTATCAACTACATCGAAGATTTCTTCCCGAAGGTTAAAAGCAGCGAAGCATTCGGCGAAGGAATTGGAACGGCGGCGAAGTAATTCGCATTTTTCGGCCAAGTACCTAAGCATCATTGTTAGGTTGGCTATATCGTCGGTACCGAGTACATCAAGAATACCTTTGTTAGTGTGTTTGATACTTTCATAAGCATCTTTGATGATCTCTACTGAGTTTAATTCGTTGTATCTGATAGCGGTTTTAATTTCTTGAATTGTCATTTGCATGATTATAATCTCCTTTTTGTTAAATAACTGGCGGTAGTGGTTGGCTACCGCCTTTATTGTTATTCGTAAATATGGCTAGCGATAACTTCATTCTTGCTAGTATCTACTAATTTCCATTCAAAACCGAATGACATATTGTGAATGAATTCAGATGCTTGCATCTTTGTTTCAAAATTCCAAGTAGAGTTTGTGTTTAAATCTGTAAGTACGAACATGTTAGTTTCTCCTTTCGCTTAATTGCGTTTTCTGATGTATCTTATGGCTTCATTATACTTGCGTATTCGCAAGTAGTCAAGAGGGAAATTAAAAATATTTCAAAAAAATCTCGGAAGGCGGTGAAATGTTAGTGATTATACGATGCGTAAAGGCTAAATGTTTAAACAATCGCCATGGAATATGTACGGCTGATGAAATATATTATGACGGGTTATGTCAAACCTACGTTACAGGAAAGCAAGCATGTAAGGCAAGCGCTGGCATTTGCCGACGAGTACACGGGAAGTTAAAGAGTAAAGGCGGGAACACATTGAAATGAAAGGGGTGAGCATATGGCAAGAACTACATATAAAGATTGGGAAACAGAAGAAAAGATAATCACGCTAGAAGGTTGGGCGCGGAACGGTTTAACCAATGAACAGATAGCTAGCAATATGAGTATTGGCATTACTACCCTTTGGGAATGGCGCAAGAAATCACCGAAAATAGCGAACGCCCTAAAAACAGGAAAAGATGAAGCGGATCTACAAGTCGAGAATGCGTTATATAAGGAAGCCTTAAAAGGGAATGTAACGGCTATTATATTTTGGCTAAAGAATAGAAAACCTGTAGAATGGCGCGATAAAGTACAACAAGAAATTACAACAGAAAGTGCGGTTAAGTTGGTGATAGATAACGGCACGTTAGAAGTTGATGATAATGGCTAAGCTGAATTTATTCAAAGATGTAATACGGCCAACGCCTAAGCAAAAGGAATTCCTAAATACTGTTAGGGATAATAAATATATCTTGTATGGTGGCGCAGCTGGTGGCGGTAAGTCATATGTATTGCGTTGGTGTTTGGTGTGGCTCCTTATTGATTGGTACATCAAGACCGGGCTTAAAGGTATTCGCGTAGGGTTGTTTTGTGAGGACTATCCAAGCCTTGATGACCGCCAAATATCTAAAATCAAAATGGAGTTTCCGGAATGGTTAGGAACATATAAGGAAAGCAACCATGAATTCACGTTAAGCGAAGAATTGGGAGCTGGCGTTATATGTTTTAGAAACCTAGATAAGCCGAGTAAGTACTTATCTAGCGAATTCGCAGCCATTGCCATTGATGAATTGACCTTGAACGATAAAAACGTATTTGAATTTTTGCGAATGCGGTTACGCTGGACGGGAATTAATGATACTAAGCTAATTGCAGCAACTAACCCAGGCGGTAAAGGGCATATGTGGGTGAAGGACTTATTCATAGATAGGAACTTTACAAGCGAAATGAAAGCATATGCTGATAAAATCGCATATGTGCAAGCAAGGGCCAGCGACAACCCTCACTTATCACAGTCTTATATTGATGATCTAAACACGTTACCCGAAAAGTTGCGCAAGGCATACCTTGACGGTGATTGGAATATATTCGAAGGCCAAGTATTTACAGAATTTAGGCACGATATACATGTAGTTGAACCGTTCGAAATTCCAAAGACATGGCAACGATACCGTTCCATGGACTGGGGCTATACCAAACCATATGCAGTATATTCCTATGCGGTTGATTATGACGATGTGTTATATATCACCGGCGAATGGTACGGCTGCAAGCCAGGGTTACCGGATACAGGAACGCAAGAAACGGCCCGAGAAGTTGCCTTGAAATTAAAAGGCATTAAAGACTATCACGGCGTAGCGGACCCGGCTATATGGCAAAAGACTGGGCATGACGGCCCGCCAATTGGTGAGATATTTGCCAATGAGGGGATATATTGGACTCCGGCAGATAATGCACGAGTTGATGGGCTGATGCAAGTACACCAACGATTGAAGGAAGGTAAATTAAAAATATTTAGCAGTTGCGTGCATCTTATTAGAACTTTACCAGCGTTGACCTACGATAAGACGAAAGTCGAAGATGTAGACACTAAGCAAGAAGATCATGCATATGATGCGGTGCGATATATGTGTATGGCTAGACCCATTAAGGCAAGCAAGGTACAGAAACAATTTAATGACGGTTATCGTTATGAAGATGATGATGTGGGAGGAACTACGGCATGGGGCATATGATGAGCGAAAAAGCGTTAAGAGATTATGCTTTTAAAGTCCTAAAATCTGAATATGGTGAGCGTGTAGAGAAAGGCGTGGTCATTCCTGCTAAATTTTCAGATGAGCAACTAGCACGTTTTGCCAAGACAATGCCACAATGGCAACTAGAACAGATGTATGAAATGATATATGGGAGTGAAATGGTAGAATAATGAACACAGAATATGCATTCGACATATACGAAGCACAACAGAATGTAAAAAATGCGCTATCCGCCACTTCCACATGGCGACAGAACGCAAAACAAGATTATGAATTTATGCAAGGAAAACAATGGGACGATGCGGACATAAAGAAAATGCGTGAAGCAGGACGGCCAGCGATTACAATCAACCGCATCAGACCGGTTATTAATCTGTTATGCGGTTATGCATCACAGAATGAAACCGAACCGGACTTTTTACCACGTTCCGAAGAAGATGATAGAGTAAGTCGCGTGGCTAAAGGTATTACAAAATACTGTTTAGACCGTGCGAACTATCAACGCAACAAGGGGAAATGCTTCCGGGATAAAATTATTTGTGGCCTTGCTAATTATTGGGTGCATTATGAATTTGACTATGCAAAATTAGACGGCGAGATACGAATTGACCGCGTAAGCCCGTTTGATGTGTTTGTAGATCCGGAATGTTCCCAAGAAGATTTGAGCGATGCGCAATACATTGGCCGTTATAGTTGGGAAAGCCCGAGCAAATTAAAACAGGTATACCCGGATAAAGCGGTAGAGATTGACACGCTAAGCCATAAATTTGATGATACAGAACTTGAAACAGGAAGTTTTGAAACTGTAAATGGTGAGGCCTTATGGTATAGCGATAAGTACAGAAAAGTGCGTGTTGTACAGTACTGGTATAAGGAGTACAAGACGAAACGCATATTCATGACACAAAATGGAGTAGTAGATGAAAATAACCCGTTATATGTAGTGCTTATGGCAATGGGGAAAGAACCTACATCAATACCGGATACGCAAATCAGATATGCGACGTTTTCAGATAACGTACTATTAGAAGAAGGCGAAAGCCCATATAAGCATAATAAATTCCCGTTGGTGCGTGATTATTGTTACTATACTGGCGAATTAGTAGACGATGAACGCGAACCAGCTGGCGTAGTGCGTGATATTAAAGATGCGCAACGTGAAACTAATAAGAACCGTAGCCAACGCATGCACGTAGTCAACCAACAGACATTAGGCGTTAAGTATTGGCAAGGGCCTGTTACTGAGCAGTTTAAAAACACTGTTAAGAAATACGGGACAACACCAGGCGCAAATATTTATATGCCACCTGGCGTTACCTTTACAGACGGCACACCGGCAATGGATAGTGCGATAAATATGAACCTAGAGCAACAATCTAGCAATGACTTTTACGCAATCAGCGGTATTACTCCGGAAAGTCTAAGCGGCAGCGTTGGAAACATGAGCGGTAAGGCGATTGACCTACGCCAATCAGTAACAACGGTACAAACGGCCGGGATATTCGCACAGACTAAAGAAGCAGAATTACAGATTGTTAAATTGTTATGGGGTGAAAAGAACGCGCCCGGGTTAATTCCTCAATTCTATAATCAAGAAAAGGCGATGCGTATTCTAGGCGATGACGGGCAAAAGGAATTTATTCAAATTCAACCTGGCATGAACCAACCTATGCAAGAACAGACAATGCTTGACCCAATGGGGCAACCTGTACTTGATGCGGAAGGGAACCCGGTTAAGAAAGTGTTATATGATCTAAGCGCCTTTGACTTTGATATTGTGATTAGTACAAGCCAAGCCAGCGCAACGGCTAGACGTGCGAACCTTTACCAATTATTGGAAGCTAAGAAATCGGGCGTTGATATCCCTATTGATATTATCCTTGATTTTATGGACTTCCCGGAAAAAGAAGCGGTTAAAAAGCGTATGCAAGAAGCAGGCGAAAAACCGGCACTTCCGGAATTGCGTGTAAGTGGTTCGTTAGATGATATGCCAGCGGAAGCATTGAGCATGTATCTACAAACATTAGGCGTCAATATATCACCGCAACAGATTATGGCTGAACGGCTAGCATTGAAAGGTAAAACCATTCAAAATGCACCGCAAAATATCCCGCCTGCTGGCGTTTTAGGTGGTATGTAATATAAAAGTATATGAACGATATAAACCGCTCGTTATGGGCGGTTATATTAATATTCGCCCGAGAAGGCGTTAAACTCCTACCGAACTTATTCGCCGTGGTAATGGCGTTAAACTACCATGTATTAGTATTCGTCGAGCAATGACGTTAAAAGGCAACGGGAGTATGATATGGAAAACGAAGTAATGAACATCGAAGATATGGACTTCACACCGGAAGATTTAGAGAACGCGGGCGTAGAGTTGAACACACCAAGCGCAGAGGATACAGAAACGCCGGCAACAGATGAACCCTCTACAACTGATGCGGGTAGTACTGATGCAACTGCAACAGGTGAAAGCGATACCACGTCAAACATTGAAGAAGCACCGGCAGAAGATGAACATAAGCACGATGGCAACTTGAAAGCAGCGCTTGCGCAAGAACGTGCAAGACGTAAAGCGGCGGAAGAACGTGCTAGACAATTTGAGCAGCAACAAAGACCGCTATCATTACCGGATAATGAAGTATCAGATATCCGCGATTTTGTGCGCCGTGAAGCGTTGAAGCGTTTCAACTTAAAGGCGGACGATTTGGAAGGCTTGATGTATGAAGATGTGCAAAAGTATAACGATTTCATTCGCTTTGAAGCTAATGCAGAATATGCGATCACGAATAAGCAAATGGCAGTACATCAACAACGTCAAACCAACATCAACTTTGTTAATGAAATCAAATCATTGCCAAACTTCCCCGAATTGTATCAACGCGGGCTTGAAAAATTAAACGGCATGATGATGCGGGAAGCACAACCGATTAACGATGCATTTTATCGTGTGGATATTGGCGAAGGTACGCAAGCAGATTTTGACGTTATCCGCAAATTTGTAACCGATATTCAAAACGAAAACGCAACGAATACACAAGTTGCGAATAACCCATTAAAGGTAGCGGAAACACTACCGAAGGCGGGCGCATTGAATGGTGGCGTTCCTACACCTAACAAAGTAACAGAAGAAGATATTTTGAAAGCGTATCAGAGCGGTAACGTTGAAAGTTTGCCGAAGGAAATACGCGATTATTTCGACAAACTATAAGAGGTAAGATATGGCAGACCAAGCACATCAAACAACAATTCCAGCCGGTTTAGTACCTAAAGTATGGGCAACTAAAGTATGGCATGAAGGCTTAAAAGAAAGCTATTTTGATAAGTTTACCGCAATTGACGGTACGAACGTAGTACACAAGAACACAGATTTAAAAAATGTTAAAGGCGATAGGGTTGTATTCGGCTTAATGATGCAATTAACTGGTAGTGGTGTAATCGGCAACCGCGAAACGTTGGCAGGTAAAGAAGAACAGCTTGCAATTCATGATTTCGAAGTACAAACTGCACTTGTACGTAATGCAGTAGCTCGCTTTGAAGCAGATGACCAAAAAAGCCCTTATGACATGTTAAAAGAAATTAAAGCAGCGTTGAAACAATGGTTATCCGATTGGTACGATAATACTTTGATTTCTAAATTGTCAGCTACTCCTACCGCAGGTGAAATGATTTCCGCAGCTAGTGCAGGCACACAAGCAGCAATTACGGCGAACGATAAATTGACTACGGCTATTATTTCCCGTGCTAAACGTAAGGCTATGATGCATGGCCCTAAAGTGGCCCCAATCAAAGTTGACGGCATGGACAAGTATATTATGCTTGTATCCCCATGGGCGGCTAAAGACTTGAAAGATGATGCAAAATGGCTCGCAGCGCAACAAAATGCAAATGTACGCGGTGATAAGAACCCTATCTTCACTGGTGCATTAGGCGAATATGACGGCGTAATTCTTTATGAATACGAACGCGTGTTAAACGATGCAACAGGTGCATCTAACGCTAACGTATGTCATAATTTGTTGTTGGGCCGTCAAGCTGCATGTTTCGCAGTCGCAAGACCAGCTAAACACATTGAACAAACTGACGATTACGGCAACCAACAAGGTAACGGTATCGCGTTCTATGGCGGTATTGAAAAGTCTAAGTATAATAGCAAGGACTATGGCGTAATTAACGTATTAACTGGTGGCGTTGTAGAAAAATAATGAATGAAGGGCGGACTACCCGCCCTTTTTTCTTTTATTGAGGTGAACATGGAAGTTAGACAAATTATAAATAGGGCGTTCATGCAAATAGGCGATACGCTACAAGAAAGCTATACACCTTATTTATTGCTTGAATATTACAACGAAGGAAATCACCTTTTGAACGCCTTGATAGGCAAATATTGCCCTAGTTTAGCCACTGAAACATATGAAAGCACGGGGACGGGTAGTGTAGTGCTACCTTCTAAATGTATTAGCGTGTTAAAGGTTACGGCTGATAACAAAGAGGTCGAAGGCTATCATGTATTGAATTTACAGAAAGTTGTATTTGATGCGGATACCGAACAGACTATATCAGTAGACTTTATCAAAACGGCTGGGTATAAGAAGTTAAACGATGAAACTGATTTACCAGCAGAACTGGAAACGCTATTGGTTGATTACATAGTATCCCGTGTAATGAATATAGATATCTCCGGCGTATCATCTAACATGATTAGTGCGTTACAAACGCTTAACGATAGTTTAGGCGATGCCAATGGGTATGTAATTACAAAGGGGTATTGGGACTATGACTGTACAAGAACTGATTACACAAATTAATATCGAAAGTAATGAAATTCTTGATGAGCCAACAGAGTATATCCAATATATCAATGCAGCTATTGACTGGCTAACAATGATATTGGTAGGTATACGCGATCGTGAAGTAGTCAAGAATATTAATATACAGAATTTACGTGCGGTTCCTTCCGATTTTATGTCATTCGTTCCTAAAAGCGGATATCCTATCCGCATCATTAACGGCGCATTCAATACATATGACGGGGAAACGGTGGAAGATGTATTTTATAGCACTAAGAAAAGCCATGTTGATACATTCGATGATGCTATTCCGTTTTCTGAATTCTTTCATAGCTACCTTATCCAACTGGTATCATTTATGGTTAAGAAAAAATCGTTAATGACTGATTATGCTAGCTTTGATAAGTCATTTATTGATTACTTGACGGAACTCATCAAGCAGGCGCGGGGTATTGCATAATGGGCATGAAACAACTCGCAACAACAAACGGGTTTAGGCTCGGGCTTGATTGGTCGAACCCGCCAGAAAATATTGATATGCAAGCCCTAACGCAAGCTAGGCAATGCGAATTTGATAGAACAGACAACGCGTTGCGCACCGTACCAGGGGTTAGAGTACTATATGATTTCGGCTTGCCTATTGAAACGTTGTATTACGATGTGTATCG